CATATTATTTATTTTCTCTTTCAAGATATACTTCATATTCTTTAATGATAAATTGAATACGATAAAATTCTAATCTTTCAAGATGTATTGGAGAAACATGAAGTCTAAAGCAAAAAATAAATTCAATTTTATTCCAATTGTCCAAATGGATCTGAAATAAGGAAAAGAGATTTAATTCCGCCTTGAAAGTTTAGAGGAGCTGTCTGCTCCACACCCCCTTCATCTGTGAATTTTACAACAGGATTTATTGTATCAGCAAAAAGTTTTTTAACATGAACCAATAAGGAAATGGTTGTAACATCCCATTTTTGTGAATCTTCAACGTATTTTAAATAAGTATCTTCATTTAATCCTCTCCAGTTTCTAACAACAAATGGAGCATAAGATAAATAATCTTCATCTATGTATTCTTGTCCTCTTTGTTTTCTAAGAATAAAGTTTTTAAGCCATTGTGTTACACCTACACTTGGAATATCTAATTTAAGAATTTTTCCTCCTTTAAATTTAAGAACAAAACATCTTTCAACTTCATCATAATAATTCATTAATTTAGGATCTAAAGAAATATAACTTACCATATCCTTTTTAACATCTAATTTCTTTGTATCTGTAATTTTAACTTGAAGTTTATTTTCTCCATTTGGAAATGTTAGTTCATGAATTGCAAGAAGAAGATAAAATCTATCAACTTCTTTAATATCTTTCCAAGATAAATGCATTCCTTCTGGATCATTTGCTTTTATTGTGACACAACGTTCAATAACATAATTGAGCATATCATCGAGTGATGAAAGATCTTCTTCTTGGAGTGTAGACCAGTGTCTTATTTCTCCTCCATTAGCTGAGCGTATTGCAACAACTGTGTCTATTGGATAAAATAATCCTCTTGTTGGAAGATCTGCCATTTGAAGAGGAATCCATCCCAATTGGTTACCCACAGGCAAACTTTTTTCCCATGGCATTTTAGTTCCAGGAATTTCAGTTATTTTGGGACCAATTTGAGAAGTTACTATTGGTGTTTCTTGTTTTTCAACAAATTCTTTTAAAATTTTTTCTTGATCTAAATTTTCAGTTGCCATTATTTATATTTTTAAATTACTATATTATTATATATTATAATATAGTTAAAAACTGTCAAAGTTTCATAAAAAAGAGAAATTTTAAAACTACACAACCTTTTTACCATATATAATTAAAGTAAATTATTATATTATGAAAGGATTTATTAAATGTGTAGATAAAAATTACAACATTATATATGTTAAACGAAATGATCCAAGATTTATCGATGGTGAAGTAACAACAACATTAAAAAACTATATTACAGTTAAAGATGAAACTGGAAAAATACATACAGTATTTAATAATGATAATAGATTAAAAACTGGTGAGTTGTTTCCAGTTGCATCAAAATACATATATAACTGTAAAATACATGGTAGACAACAAATTACTTATCATGTAAGATTAAAAGGTGTTAAGATACCAGAAGAATATAAAATTTATTGTCCCAAATGTCAAGAATATTATTTAAGTGATTTATATATTCCAAATAAAAAAGAAATACAAAATTGTGTTATTGCACTACAAAATATACATTTTGTTTCGTCTAATCAGCAAACTCCTAAATATTTTTCAAAATACATGCCACAATTTTTTAAGATTATAAATAATTTTAATTTAGATTCATCAGTAAATTTAATGTTTTCAGAAAAAATATATTTTTTAAAAAATGAAATTTTTAAACATCCTAAATGTAAATTTAATTATTGTGACGAAAATGTTATTTTATTTAAAAGACCCGGATTTGGATTTGGCTTATATTGTGAAAAACATAAAAACAGTAATTATTCTAGTAAAAAAGAAAATGAAATATTTGATTTTATAAAAGAAAAATATGATGGCATTATAGAACAAAATTATAGAAAATTTGATAATAAAGAATTAGATATTTATTTACCTGAACTAAAATTAGGTATCGAATTTAATGGTTTATATTGGCATAGTGAAAAACAAAAAAATAAATCTGATCATTTTGATAAATATGTGTATTTTAAAAATTTAAATATCAATTTAATAAACATATGGGAAGATGATTGGAATTTTAAATCACAAATTGTTAAATCAATTTTATTAAATTCTTTAGGAATTATTGATAAAAAAATAAATGCAAGAAATTGTATAATAAAAAATGTTACAAATAATGAAAAAACTATTTTTTTAATTAATAATCATATTCAGGGGAATTGTTCTTCATCTATAAATTTAGGTTTATATTTTAATGAAGAATTAGTTTCTATGATGACATTTGGGAAAAAACGTATGATATTAGGAAATAAAATACTAAATAGTAATGAATATGAATTACTTAGATTTTGTTCTAAATGTAATTATATTATACGTGGTGGAGCATCTAAATTATTTAAACACTTTATTGATAATTATGATCCAATTAAAATTTTATCATATTCAAATTTAGATATAGGTAATGGAAATTTGTATGATATTTTAGGATTTAAAAATTTAGGTTATACTAAATTAAATTATTGGTGGAGTGATTATCAACATCGTTATCATCGAAGTGGATTTATGAAACATAAATTAATTGAAGAAGGATTTGATAAAAATAAAACTGAAAATGAAATAATGTATGAAAAAGGGTATGCAAAAATTTGGGGTGTAGGTAATAGTAAATGGATTTGGGAAAATAAAAAAGGATTAGTTTAGTAATTCACAAATCCATTTATTAAGTATCGGTTGTTTATCTTTTAGATGCGCATAATATTTACGTTTATTTATTTTTAATGTTTTTAATAAATCCTGAACTCCATCAAAAAATAATATATCTTGTGTTTCAATATTAATACATTTAATTTTTTTACGAAGATATTCATGAGTATCACCCTTTAATATTATACCTTTATTTTTTAATTCTTCTAAATTTTTACGTTTACGCGAAGATTTAGCCATTGGGTTAATTTCACCCATAAATTTTCCTTTAAGTTTTTTAGAAATTTTTATTCTTGTTTCAGGAGTTTTAGCTGGATTTAAATCTCCCATTTTATGTAAAGCATCATTTAATTTAAATTCTTCAGATCGTTTTTTACCCATGTTTGCTTTACTTATTTTTTGTCTAGTTTCTGGTGAAGCGGGTTCACGATTTTTTTGTGAATTACTCATTTTTAATAAACTTTTTTCTGTATAAATACCCCTTAATCCTTTATTCCATGTGGGTTTACCTTTATGTGATTTACTAATCTTTTTTCTAGTAGTTAAAGACATAATCATTCCCCTACTACCCTCCCCACCATCTGTAAGATTATATCCATTTGGAACTTTTGTATTTAATTCTTTAATCCAATAAATTTCACATTCATCTAATTCCATTTCATAATCACAATATTGAATAATTTCTCTTTTAAAATTATTTTTCCCATATTTTTTAATAGATCGTTCTAATATTTTTCCACTTCCATAATAACTATCACTTTCATCATTTGAAGCATGTTGACCTATATATTGTTTATTATTTAACAAATTAGTTACAATGTAAATATAAAAATAAACATACTTTTTTCTGGGTAAATCTGGATTTCTAAACATTATATCTTTATATTATATATCTCATCCCATATAGAATATTGATGTTGTTGATGTTATTTTTTTGTTAAAATAACAAAAGGATTGATTAAATAAATCAATCCTTTATATAAAGTATGTAACGTGTTGTTACACAATGGTTTCATCCCACATGTCGACACATATGCCAAATCCTTCTATTTTGTAAATTACTTCACTCATATAGTCTAATGCAGGTTCTGGTAATGCAGTCATTGGAAATACATTGTAACATTTCCATTGCCAGAATGGTCTTGCTGCTCTATCATACATTGTGATTAACATCCATGGAGCAATATAATCTGCTTTTATTCCAGTTCTACCTGTAAGTGGATCATAAACTAAATCACACCACTTACGAAGAGTCTTAAGAATATAGTTACTCGGTGTTCTATCCACGTTAACTTCAAAATCTAATGTTAGATCCATAGTTGTTTCTGAA